CGATTACGAAAAGGTGGCGAATCAAGACATTAGCGAGTTTGCCGAGGAAATAGAAAAACTTATATAGATGGATAAAGAGTAAGTATGTCGGTCAAAAAGTAAGTCGCTTGTGTTTCAGGTAACTGATAAAATAATGAATCAATACTTTTTTCATCTGTTTATGCACTAACTTGGATTCCCCATTCCAAAAGGGGTTGTATATCATATCGTGTATTTGTACATTGTTTTCATTTCGCCGAAAGCTCACGAGACACATGCTTTGGCGGAAACACGGATACACAATGGAATTGGTCATATCTTCGTCTATGGCGATTTGATGTATTTTGGGTTTCCAAATGAGATACTCGGTGCGGGCTTCTTCGTCGTTTTGAATGTTATAATTGAATGTCATGATGTCGCTCATTTTCATGTATTCGTCGTTGTTTGTGTCGTATAAAAACCGAATGTTTTGTTGTTCACTGGGATCATTCATTTGTTCTTTTTGGCAGATTTTCAGTTCATCATACCAATGGCTTGCCAACAAGAGCGCTGTGTTGTCGTCAATCTTTTTGATTTCTTTGTGCGATTTACTGTTGTATAAAATGCTATATGGTTGGCGTAGTGCTCGGTAAGAGTGATAAATATAACTTTGACCAGGTACAAGAAAGGATGAAAGGAGAGAAACGAGCATCACAAGGGTGGCTTTCATGTGTGGGCTGTGGATATATACTATGTGGTGATTTTGTTTAATATTCTTTAATATATCTATTGATTGTTGAAGTTGAAGTTTATAGGATATGTTAGGTGACACGTCATCATTTTTGCTAATTGATATAAAATCCGCGCGCTCAAGCTCAGTGGCCTTATTTAAGTAGTTGTAAAATGTATATTTCGCAAATGAATATAAAGACATGCCGATAGAGTGATGTATAAAGAGTCCAACAACAATGTATCAAGTAAAATGGTTCAGTAAGAAGAAAGGCTATGGTTTTGTCGAAGATAGCGAAAAAAAACAATATTTCGTTCATCACAGTGACATCGTCGTGGATGACGGCTTTCGCTACCTGAAGCAAGGCGAATATGTTACGGGGGTGACCGAAACCATGGAGGGAGATAAGATCAAGCTTGCACAAATCAAGGCGCCCATGGACAATGGACTTTTGATGTGTCAAGTGGATAAGATCAACCGCGAGACACGCCGGGATCGCATGGGTGGGGAGGAGGAAGAGCGTTAATCTAGAAAAAAGAAATAAAAAAGGGGTGGGTAATTATAGATATACAATCATATCATGACACAGGAGTTTTAATCCTGTGTCCGAGCACCGTAGCGCAGTGGTCAGCGCGCCAGACCCATAACCTGGAGGTCGTAGGTTCGAGTCCTACCGGTGCTTGTTGTTTATAAGAGAATTCAAATACTTTTGACTTTGTTTTTGGTTTTTGCTTTATACATAAGGCGACACCAATGACTTGAAAGTTTCTTGTGTAGGGTCATTGCTATTGCAATAGGCCAATAGATGTTTGACCATTGTTTCATGTGTCTTACAATAGGATTCAAGCGATTTCGTGTCCTTTGTGTGCGAAAGGAGCATGATTTCGCGCACCACGGTCCGCATGTGTTCAATAGAGCTGTGTAGTTCTTCGTCCATGACGTCGCACATGTGGGAGTTCTTTGTGACAATCATGGTTTTTTAGATTGAATAAAAAGAGATTGGTGGACTATTTTGTTTTCAATTTTTTTCAATCGGTTCGTTCTCGGTGATCATTTGCCGATTGTTATAGAGCATGAGCAAGATTTGTTCTTTCACGCGATTGAGTACACAACTTGCGTCCCGGTTTTTCAGATATCTTTTGAACGACGCGATGATTTCGGGGTATTGTTCCTTATATTCATCATACCAGGTTTCTAATACAACTTCGTTGTAATCATATAAATTGTCAATTTGCTCTTTCTTGTTGACAATTTGCCACTTATCTTCCTTATAAATCATTGCGTAACTACCTTTGATATTAGAAATATAAATGTTCATGTTTTCGGGTTTGTTTTCGTTAAAGTGAACGCGTTCAATGAGATTCTTCACACACAAATTACACTTCTTCAAACACTGGATATAATCTTTCGTGGTTAAATGGCTATAATCTGTGTCCGCATGATTCAACAGTTGAATGTTATATATGTTGTTGTTGTTTTGCGTCTGATTCACATTGCCGTGAACCACATTCTGTATTTGTAATTTGTTGGTTAGTTTATCAATTTGCTTTTGCATGGTGGTTTGCATCGTTTGCATTTGGCTGTCCTTTTCATTCAACAAGCGCGCTAGTTCTTTCAAATCTTCATCCTTGTTTTTCTTGCAACTATATTTAATGTGTCTGTACATTCCCTGTTTATATTTGAACACTTTAAAACAATAATGACACTGAAATGGTGTGGCTTGTTGACCCGGTAAAATGGTGACTTTGGGGTGACTAAATGGTGACTTTGGGGTGACTAAATGGTGACTTTTTGATGCAATCATATGCTTCTTCGTTTTCAAATGTTTGTCAAAACTACTCTTCACTTTTGCGTCGTAATCGCAGGATATACAGTAATATTTGCTCATATACTATACAACAAGAAAAAAATCTCTAAATACTTATTGCGATAAAATGAAACTTTTTTGAAACTTTTTGAAACTTTTTTGAAACTTTTTGAAACTTTTGAAACTTTTTTTTTGGACATGAAAATTATTGTTATGATAAAAGGTATTCTAATGTAGTTTTTCATAATTATAAAATAACACCATAACTCCAAAAAGTTTCAAATGATGACTCGACTTTTTTTAAGGGAGGGGGGGGGAGTATATTTTTTTTCATTCTTCAAAATTTTCAAAAAAAAAAGGTTTTCTTTCTTTCTTTTTGTTTTTCAAAATTCAATTACAACAATAAAAACCCCATGCATATCAAAAACACGCCATTCCATTGTTTTGGAGTCAATTGTTTCCAAACTAACTGCGAACTTGTAGCCAATTTTGTCATATAGATATCGGTGAATAAAACCAAACAACCGTTCAAAAGCGCAAAGTAGAGTTGATTCGATTGGAGGGTGGAAAAGTTCAAATCCTTATGGTTCATGATGATATAAAGGGACGATATGATTCCATTGGAAAAATGCGAAATCACATGCCCGGTATGGATGTTTACGTTTTGGTAAATCATTCTTTGCAAGCATGGCTGTAAACTATATCCCAACAGACAAACCGAAAGATCGCGCATTTACTATTTCATAGGGATAAATATTTATTTGATTTTGTTTTACTTTTGAATATAAAGATATGATCTAAATACCATGTATATGTTGTTTCGGTCTATTTTTTGCTTTATTCTAATGAATCCATTATGTGGCGTTTGTTTCATACATGGTTTTACACGAGTAAATGAGAATTATGTGAGGTATGCTGGATATGTCCCAGATGGATTGACGGAAGAGGAATGGAAAGAGATCAAATCAAAGAAGAGTCAACGAAAAATGAAATTTGAGGGCACGTCGGGTATGAAATTCAGATCCCGAAGTTTTTATGAATTCAATAAGGGACGAGAGGAAGGGAAGTTACAATACAATATGCCCATGGAAAACGCAAAGGAGAAACTAAAAAAGGGGCTTATTCGTCCAGAAGACATTCCCTATATGCAAAGACCAGGAGGAATGCCGGATAATTCCGATTTGAAAAAGAAATTTCGGTTTCCTTGGCAAAAATAAATAAATTCAAAAAAATCAAATAAATATTTTCCCATTTGTCTTGAAGGACGCCCAACCAGGAACGGATTCAAGATGGCGAAGACTCCGAAGACCCCGAAGACCCCGAATGGGAGCGACCAAGAGGATAGTATGGAAGAACTCCTTTCGAAGGTGGGTGGGTGCGCAGGCGGAAAGATGCCTTATATACAATATTGATCGCATCATATATTTCTATGTATGTATACAGAAAACACCGCAGGAAAAGTTGGCGTTGTTGAAAATGCTGCAGGCCAGTATGGAAGAACACGAAAAGAAGGCAGAAGAAATGGCCGGTACCCTTTTGGGAGAAGCGAAAAATAATGTGCGCGAGCTGACGGAAGGATTCATGAATTCGCTGGACGAGAAGATGGGCGAATACCTTAGCGACATTGAAACGAAGAAGGACGACTATCATTGGAATGAAGAACAGTGCGACGGATTGCGTGGAGAAATTATCAACTTGTTTAACTTCAAGAATATATGCAAGAACGAAATCGGTATCGTAGAAGAAGAAGACGAAGACGAGACCGAAACGGAGAACGAAGAAGACACGAAGAAGTCAACCGAAACCAAGAAACGCGGGCGGGCACCAACAAAGAAGGCGGTTGCCAGCAAAAGTTCCTCTTCGCCGAAAAAGCGCGGTCGTCCTACGAAGAGTCCAAGTGGAAAACCCGCATCCTATGTTGTGGAAGTCGGTACCAAGATCATGTACGAAGAGGAGCAGTATATTGCGGTGGATTCTCGCGTGGGAGGACCAGGTATGTGTCAGATCGGGGTTTCTAAAAAGGGCGAGAAGGAAATCGTGGAATACAATGAAGATCGCGGACACATGAAGAAGGCCGAGGTATCGAAGCTCCTCCGCAAGGGCGCGACGATCTACGAGTCTTAGGATGAGAATATTAAAGGAAGAATTTGAGAGAAATAGAAGCGAAGAGACAAAGACAACTGACGGGTAATTGCTTCACTGGGCGTGGGTCTGTTCTTATGTCCTGTCTTGGGTTCTTTTTGTGTTTCTAGTAATTCAATTAAGCGGTTTCTATATGGCGTAATAGCGCGCGCGTATTATTTTTATGGACCTCGGTGTGGGTCTTCTCTCTCGTGATGCGCGCGTTTCGCTTTTCTTTTATTTCTTTTCTCTTCTGGTCGTCCTCTGATTCATCTTTTATCTATCTTTGGCTTACTCATACAAACTTTTTGATTTGTCTGTAGCGCAGAGAGGAATTGCTTTTGCTTCCATGATAGATAGTAGATTCAATTCATTTTTGTCTCTCTTTGTAAAACGTTAAGTCTTCTTGAGAGATACGATGAGAGGGCGATGGTCGCTCCACGAACGCGCAAGTAGTCCGTTCAGTTTGTTGCGTGATACCTTCTTCTTTTCCGCGTGCAGGCCTCCGATCGCATCAAAGTACGTCTGCGTGGTCTTATCCCACTGTTCCAGGATTTCCTTGGGAATACGAACCACTTTTCCGGGCTGGCGGTTTCCACTCGGAGCGTCCATGTGAAAAGGATCCGTCATCTTGGGAAGCCAAATATCGTCATTGTGTGCTGGTTCAGCAGTGAGACCGGACATAAACGGGTAGGTATTCGTCGGATGGGCCTTGTTTACCGCGCGGTAATAGTGCTGCAAAAAGCTCGTCTTGGTATCGCTGAGAAGCGCGGTTTCGTCCAGACCGTGGTCCAGTTCTTCGTTTGCCTCATTTAGATCCTCTTGCGTATCCCACAGACGATTGACATCCGCTTCGTCCACGTTGAAGTCGCCCAGAAGAATAACATATTCGCCTTGAGCCGCCGCTTGTGCGCAAATCTCTTGAAGAAACACCGTCTCCACGATATTCTGGTGTTCCTTGATTGAACTATGAGACACAAGAAGGTGAAGATCTTTTCCAAAACCAGGAGGCGTGAACGAAAAGAGTACAGGCATGCGATCAAACTGAGGCACCATTTCGTTGATCTTGCCGTCGATGCGGATCTGCTTCCAGGTATCGCGCGCGCGATTCAGATTGATAGACGCTTTTCCGAGTTGCACGATGTAGTCCTTTTCTTCAATGGATACGCGTTTTCCGTCCACGGGATCCAAACCTTCGGTAAGAAGACGAAATCCCGCAAATTCTTCGGTAGCATGGAGCTCGCCGAAAAGGCGCTTGTTCCAGATGATGCCAAATTTTTCTTGGTTACGAACGACCATCGGGTTCACCACTCCCGAGCATTGAGCGTCGAATACATTTCCACGATCAGTGTGGAATTTTTTTTCATTCAGTTTAGTCACCACAAGGTTCAAAGCGGCTTCTCCGCCACCGCCAGCATTCACTTCTTGCATCACACAAATACCAAGTCCCGTGGACGGTGTCTCGCCATGAATCGTCTGTACAATATTGTCTATGCGTTTCATGGACAACTTGTATTCCGACGAAGTGGGTGCGGCCAAGGTAAGCTGTTTCTGATTCCACTGGAAAATATTGTAGGTATCCGGGTTGCGTACCCCCGCACGACTACCTCTTGGTTTGGCCGACGAATCTGGTTTGGCCGGTGAATCTGGTTTGACCGACGCATCGTTCAGCTTGGTGGCAAGTTCATCCACAGAAGCGGCCATGGTGGCGATAGGTCTTGAAAGATCGTGGCGCTGTAGGAGCCACTCAAGATCCTATGAAATTGTTTATAATATTTTGGAATAGAAATATGGAATTTTGGAATAGAATTTGGAATTTTGGAATAGCAAAATAGAAGACAGAAGATATTTTGGAATAGCAATATAGAAGATATTTTGGAATTGAAATATGAACGATGGCAGCACATGAGCCGCATCCGCCTGATAAAGTTGTCTTCACAGGACAAAGCGTTACCCTCAAGCGGTCTAACAAAATAGAATTCTTCCACCTGAAAAATAAGCAAGGAGACCATGTATCAGTCCCGACGGCCGAACCTTGTCTCTTTTGCTGGACGTCCGAAAGGCATTCAAAGGATGTATACAAGATGGCTCTGGGAAAACTGTTGGCCTTTTTTCAAAAGCATCCGATCTACATCAAGGAATCCTATTTAGAGTTAGAGAATTATGCATCTCTTCGCAGAGGTGAGATAAAGCATAGCATGCTATGGGGCGACGAAGGAACGGTGGTATCGTTTTACGAGGAACCGAATCCTCTATCTTCTACCGGGAAGAAACTATTTATCAACGCGATTTCTTCGTCTCTGTCCGATTGATGGATGCGCATATAGAGGATATGTCTTGGGAGGGGTGGGGTGTAATTACACTTATTATTATAATAATATATGTCTCTCACTTAGTTTTAAAATAGGCACTCATGCGCATCGCGTGGCCGAGTGGAACACCGAGGTATTGAGATATATGGTACGCATCCAACTCTTTCAATTGAGACAAAGAGACAAAGGCTTCCTCCAATACACTCAAATACTTTTCTGGGAAGGTCTCGTCCATGTCGCGAAGCACGGATTCCAGGTCCGACTCTTCGATTTGGTCGCACACTTCATTCGTTGTCGCGGATAGGGAGTTCTCTTCCTCACTTGGGTCCACATACTTTTGGAATAATTTCTGAATCACATACAGCACGTAGAGAAGAAACCCCGTCATCACGACGCCACTGTATCGGAAGACCATTCGCATTTTATAGAACTGGAATTCGTCGTCCATGAGAAATACCACAGAAGCGAGTACGGTGATTCCCGTGAGCCAGAAGTTGAGCACCGTTCCCTTTCCAATAATATTCATAGAATGCTTGAACCATTTGTAGAATGTCGCCATTTTCTCCTTGTCGTGGTGGTCAATATAAGACAAAATGCATAGCAACGATGTGGCGTATACCGATACAGATGCATGGGAGCAAATAGAAATGGGTAGCGTATTCCAGTACCAGGACACGATGGGCTTTCCCCAGGAGCTGACGTCTTGCTTATTTTTCACGAACCCCATGGTGACAATATCTATACTGAGGAGCAACGTATTCACCACGAGGCAAGTGTTCATGAGATTCACCATTCCTTCCCATGATGTATAGTCTCGGCGACGGCGTCCTCCTTGCACGTGTTTCCACATAGCTAGACTGAGTCAAGATACAGTAGTATTGTTATTAATGTTAAAAAAGATTTACTTAGTAGTGCAATGAAGCGCAGTGAGCGTGTGAAGATAGAAACATGGTTCAACAAAATGATTGTACCACACTTCTTCGACGGGTGCTTGCCGAGCTGGAACTGGGTATTGGATGTGAGCGAACGATATTTTGCTGACACGAAAGAAGTCTACGATATCTTATACAAGCTATATAAGCATCACGAGGAACAAGTTGCGGAAAGTAGCGACGAAGATGAAGTCGTCCAAGAACAAGTTATACCACTACCATCCGTCCCCCCCGAAAAAGAAGCAGAGATTATGTGGGATATGCCGCCAACCCGGACATGATCGTCGCACGTGTCCAGAGTGTGTATGAGAGAAATATATATTTTGTCTCTTTGTATATAGAATAAAGACGAGAGTTGGAATTTCTTTATGGGATGGGCGGTGACTCGCGTGGGAGGGAGGGTAAATTTATATATACAAGCGCGCTCCTCTTTTATATGGACGTAAAATTACTCGCTTTTAGTTAGTACTACGCGTTATTTTCCTCGGCAGCCGCGGCAGCAGTACGGCCAGGTCGGCGGTGGAGCATAGGGCACGTGCGACGGTTGTGTCCGGGTTGGCGACAAAATCCGCAACGGGGACCGAGGTCGTTTCCGCCGCCGGCAGCACCACCATTTTGCTGGTCATAATCTTCATCTTCTTGGTCGTCGTCTTCTTCGGTATCCCAGTCTTCCATGCCTTCGGGAAAATCGTCGTTTCCATTGCCTTCTTCGTGCCACTGGCGCAATATATTTTCGCGATCCTTGGACACCAAATCCACGGGGCCTTTGCAGAGAGGACAGCTTGCATCACAGAGCACATTGTATTCCCCGTATCCCGGCGCCGCATTATTGAGGACCATGGACGAGGTTTTGCGCCAGCAACTGCGGCAAATTTTGTGTCCACATCTTCCTACCACAAATGGCAACAGATCAAAGTGTTCTGGGCTCATTTCTTCCTCTTGAATCGGCGTGAAATCTTCACCGCATAGAGTACACGATTCGGGTTCCGCGGCGGCGGCCTGGGGCGCGACTTGATCTGGTTCCTCGCTTTCTTCTTTTTCGCTTTTAGAAGAAGACATGGAATCCTGCGAATCCAATATTGCGGGCGCACGAGGTATACCAAAGTAGTTGTTGTACTCCAGCTCAATGAGTTCTTTTTCTCCCACAAGTCGCCCGAGAAAGAGATAGGGTATCTGCGCGCTGTAGACCCACTTGGATTCCGCTTTCTTGTAGACCATCACGCGGTGAACAAGACGATGTGCCTTTTCGCTATATGGATTCACCATGACATAGTTTTTGTAGCGAATGCGACTGATGTGGAAATAGACGTGGTCCTTCGTCAATTCTTTGGGCGGGACTTTGTACGGAGGCGTGCTTTGCCCCGACCCTTGCGTTTCGTCGTCCGAAAGCATCGCCGTGGGTGGGCTTGATAGCGCCGCCATGATGCGCACACCACTCACCACGACAAGATGGTGTTAATTTCTGTATAATACCTCACTAGGACAAAAATATATAGAAACTAGAAAATAGCGTACCTTTTCTAGTGTGGATCCTAACAAAAGTATTTCAATGTTTTCTTTTATCCAAAAAAAAATTGAAACTCAAAAGCAGTTGTTCTATTTATTTTATAAGTATCTTACACACCACATAACATCACTTTTTCGTGATATACACAACAATACCAATAATAACAATATGAACCGCGTCATTACACTGATCGTGATGGACCTGGCCATGCGATTCGGGTTCGATGCTGAAGAAGGCATCAATTATTTACTGGAAAATGAAAAAAATAAGAAAACAAAGACAAAAAAGACAAAGAGTCAAGAAAAGAAAATTCCCCTACCTTGGCTGGGAATCGTGGACTCGTTCAGATGCCAAGCGCTTTGCTTGAATTATGGACTCTATACCCAGTGCGAAGAAGCCCCGGATGAATCGCTCGTATCTCCTTTTTGCAAAAAGTGTATCAAACACGGTCAATCTCATGGCATTGTGAAAGAGCGAATGAATCCGGCATTCAAAGGCAAAGGCAAGCGACCGATTGTGACGTACGGAAAAGTATTACAACAACGCGGGATTTCACGCGAAGACGCAGAGGCCTATGCACAGCGTCGCGGAATTGTGATACCCGAGGAGCATTTTGCCTTGAAGCGACCAAGGCTACGGAAACAAGAGGACTACCATGACCCACATATGGAAATCCTGGAAGAAGGGTTGGAAGAAGAGTTAGAAGAAGAGAAGTACCAAGAGAAAAAAGAGAGAGGAGTAGATATGAATTCCGATAGCGACGACGACTCCGATTACGAAGAAATCTCATGCAGTCTCTTTTCCCACAAAGGAGAAGATTACTTACTGGATGTTTGTAATAACAATGTGTACGGCAAAGGAGAGGGGAATCCATATGTTGGGAAATACGACGAAGAGAAAGGAGAGATCAATATCCACGCAGAGGAGTAGGAGAGAATGTTTTGTTTCACTGTTCTTATAGCTCTATATCGCATTTTTTTAATGCGTGTACGTGTGACTTGTGATCCGTCAATAAAAATTGATTTGATATACACACTTGGATTCTTATGTTAATCTAAAACATGAGCGCTGAAGCCGAGAATATCCATCCTTTAATCAATGATAAACTCTTTCAGTATCTACTAAAAGAAATAGAAGCAAATTATATATGTAAGAGCGGAAATGATAGTTTAATGACAGATCCTGTTGTTCTTGAAACTGGTCAGATTTACCAGTATGATAATATTAAACAATGGTTAATCTCAACAAAAAAAACAACATGTCCTTTAACTAATATACCATTGAATACAAGCTCTAAAAAAAACACATCATCATCAAGAATTTCAGGGTTTCTGGTATATGATGTTCCACGCATAAAAACCATTCTACAGGAAAAAATAAAGAAAATAACAGAAATACTGGAAGAATATGTATTTGATTATGATATACGAACACTAGAAAGTTATTTAGAAGAAAAATATTTTGATGTTATATCAAAGATTCAAACTTATAAAAAAGAAAAAGCAGACTGGGAAGGCGCTGCTATTTTCGGAGATGAGAAGTCTATGGAAAACCGGATGAACGTTTTGTATAAAGATGGGCCTAATCAAGACAAACAAAAAGCGCTCAAGTGGGCAGAAAAATTAGTAAACCATTATGATAATGAGAATGGAAAGATTCGTTTAGCACATGCTTATGATATTGGAGAATGTGAATATGAAATAGATAAGAGAAAAGCAACCGACCTCTATGAACAAGTAGTAGAAAATGGAATTGATATTTATCTAAATTACTATATCGGAGATAACTATGAAAGCGGTGGAAATAATCTAGAAAAAAATGAGAAAAAAGCATGTGATTGGTTTGGAAAAGGACATATTGAAGGTTATTTTATGTGTTCAGTTAGATTCGCTAACTGTTGTCATGATGGAACCGGATGCAAAGTGGACAAACAAAAAGCAGGGGAAATATACAAAAAAATATCTAAAAAAATGATGGAACCTCATAAAGAAAAATTTAAGAAGTCACTAAGAGAAGCGTGTTATAATTATGGAACCATTTTGTTTGAGAATGATGATATTGGTGGCTTGCCATATATTGAATGTGCTCAAAAGAATGGTTGTGAAAAAGCAAAGAAGAAATTGGAACGCATGTTACGGGCCTGGAGAGAAGATGAAGAAGAAAGCAACGGAGAAAGTGAACAAGAAAACGACGAGGAAGAAGAAGCATCCGACGAAGAAGATGCGTCAGATCAAGAAGAAAATGCTGATTATTGAATCATTAAAATGATAAATAAATTTTGATTCTAAACACCCCCTTCATCCCCATCCTCCCAAACAACATTGATTGGCGTTTCCCATTCTATATACGGCACTGCCTTGCTGGTAGGTTTATCTAAAGACAACAACGTGTTTAATGCTTGCTTTCTTCTTTCTAATGGAAATAGATTTTTACTTAGTTTCCTAGAATAAAATTTCCAAGCCCATTCAAATTTCAAAGCCTCCGACCACGTAGGAAACCCCTCTACATAACAAACTCTCCTCCATGTTTCACCTTTTTTTACTTTCATGGTGGTGGCTCTTGCGCCTCCTTTGATTTCTCCGTTATGTTGCCTTAACCGATGTTCTAAATCTACGGTCGCACCCACGTAAGTGGCATGACTGGTTGATTCTAATAAATAGACAAAAAACTGGTTCATCTTATCTATTATAGTTAAAATAGCAAATAAAATTTGATTCCAAATCTTAGCCACCATGGAATTTCGCCGTGTCTTTTTATTAAGTGGGGATTACACGATCCTCCATGTTACATCATTCATCTTGAATCACTTCCCTATGACAGGACCACGTTTGAATAATCGCTTCGGGACTCCCAATGCCCGCACTTCTGGGATCGCCACATGGACCGAACCAATGATTTTGAGGCGCGCCCGTGGTCCGCGCTTTTTCGCCAACATAGGTTGTGCCATTGACGCTATGACCCAAGACATGATTCACAAAAGTGGGATCATTGGAGACTACCGCCGCCGTAAGATGATCGTCAATTTGTTCACATATGGACAACACTTTATCTATATCATCATAGGACGTGATGACCTGAACCGGTCCAAATATCTCTTTGGTCACGAGGTCTATGTTGGATTCATTGATTTGTTCCAAAGGAATATACACCGCCGTAGGTTCAATAAACCCGAGATGACTTGGTATAGTGTCTCTATATTTTTCAATGTTCCCAAACCAAAGTTGCGATCCTTCAATCTCAAGAAGCTGATTCACGTGATCAATGATCTGTGAAGAATTCAAGGTAATGATTGGACCCATGGTTTCTTGAGAAGCCAATTTCTCCAAGTGATGATGAAATCCTTGCATACTCCATGATTTATGGATAAACAGCAACGATTGAGCGGAACATTTTTGACCGCTAAAGGCATAGGCGTCTTTGTTGCATATGTTGTATACCGTTTCCGGATCCATGTCTTGTTTCGGCCCAACAATCTTCCAATCAAATCCACCGCCTTCAATCCGCACTTTTCCGTGGAGCTTTTGAGACAAGGATTCGGCCACCTTTGTGGATCCCGTGAATTGCGTCAGTCGGGGTTTAGATTCCATCAAGAGATGTTGCATGACCTTGCCATTACAATGTATGAAATCCACGTCTTTTTCCGGAAGACCATTTTGATGCATGAGTTTGAGAATACTGTCCATGACAATCGATACCCGCGAATCCACTTTCAGGAGCGGTTTATTTCCCATGAATAAAGAGCCCATCAGTTGAAGGAGTGGGATTTCAAGGGGAAAGTTAAACGGAGACACGATCGCCACGCTACCATAGGGCCAACGAAACCCATTGCACATTTGTCCGTGATGATCGCCCGGAGTAGTGAATCCTTTTGCCAAAAACCGAACTTGGTCTCCCGAGAAGTTCTCTAAAAACTTGCGCGATACGACCAATTCGCCCTGGGCTTGCTGTTCGGTTTTGCCGGTCACTGCTATGATTTCGTCTATGATGCGGGTTTGAATCGTTTTGTTATGAAGAGAATGGGCTGTATGGAAACACACGTCACCCAACATCAAATACCGTTCGGGATTTTTATATGGATTGTGAAGCCCGCTTTTGGGTGTGGATTGCATGGATTGAATGAATGGAGTCAGTTCGCTTTTAGTTGTATGAGGAACCTTGTGGTTGATGTTGCCGTTTAAGACATGTAATACGGTGTCGTACTTTTTTGTTTCGCGCCATGTGCCGTTGACGAGATTCTTGAGTACTTTTGTCATTATGACATGATATGAAGTGTATTCTTTATATCTTGTGTCTTTTTTGTTTATAAAGGGTTGTCATTGTTATGGTACTAAAACATATCAATGACATGACAGATGTTCTTAGTAGCTCTAGTCAATTATACTGCGTTTGGGAAACAACACATTGATATCTTGACTAGTCAGTTTATACTCGTGATTGGAGTGTTGAAAAAGGAAAAATCAAGGGGGTGAAACAGAATACGATACGTAATCATTCCACGTAAACTTGGCCGAATCAGAAAACCAGTTGTTGTAATCGCCAAGGGTAAAGGATTGTTTTTTTAATGGATTGGATGTAAATGTATTGTATGTACCGGGTTCGCTAAACAGAACCATAAACTTCTCTACTTCTGTTTCAAAAGAATTGTGAAATCGTATATACGAATTGGAAGATTCAACAGGCATACTTTTTAAAGTATGATGAAAGTATTTAAATTCATTTTCTACATAAATAATAAATAGAATGAAATTCCCTTTGTTGATCACCAAACCTGCTTGGGGGAAAATGATAAAGGTGCTACGAGACACGAACCATTACGCGTTCTTGTTTTCCGCAAAGGGCGGGGGCTGTAATGGCTTCAATTATCATTTGAAAGCGGTGAATGAGGTGGAATTGACCACCTTGTTTGGAAAAAATTCAAAAATACCACCAACGTCATATACCCATGAGGATCATACTTTGTTTGTAGATCCCATGTCCGAAATGATATTGATGGGGACGACTATCGACTATGTGCAAGAGGACTATAGTAAACAAATTTATGAAAGCAAATTTACGTTTACTCCTCAGAAAGAGCTCGCCACATCGTGCGGGTGTGGAGTGTCCTTTTCTCCACGAAACTTAGATTAGAAACGCATTGGGGTATAGCAACATGTAGACCATGAAGACGCCGAACGCATTCTTCGATAACAAATCCAACAAGTTGTAGGCGACATTTTTGGGTTGTTCTTTGAAGGTATGAGCAATACCATACATGGCCCATATGGCTGTGATCAAATAGAAGACTCGTTTGCCCGAGTGCGAGTGTTTGGCAAAAGAGTGATACAAATGATAGAACCCAAGGAAGAAAAACACAAACCCAATAGGGGTACTGATCCATTTAGACAAGACCCCCTTTTCACCAAGAAAGCCGGTCAATAACATGATGTTGTTATACACGACCAATGGTGCATATTTCGGAAGATTTCGTTCAATGAGAGTCTTCTTATTGTTTTGTTCCGCTGGCGTGATTTTGTCTCCGTCATAAGACTTCTTTCGTTCTTCCCTTTGGTTGAAATAGATCATGAGCAATGAGACAGAGACAACCAAAAAGTTGGTGGTGATGAACCAATCTAAATATCGTTTTCCCATGACGGAAGATAAATTAGACAAGCTGAAGCCAATCCATAGATATACAAGCAATTCTACAATAGAGACAAAGAACTCAATAGTGAGTGCATATTTTAAGGGGATCAAGTCGGGGGTCACGTTAATGAAGAAATATCCGTACATTTGGATGAATAGAGAAAGGATTTGAATAAACACTGAAAACCAATATGAAAGTACAAAGGGATTCATAGTTGGAGGTTTCCGTGTTTATACTTTTAGACAACATTATAATTTGTTCCTATAGTATAGATGAATCAAAGAGAGAAAAAACTCACAGGAATCGTATTGATTCTTATCATTTTATTGAATCTATACCATGGTTCAAGAATTCAACGAGAGGGATTCATCAAAAGTGCGGTGTCAGGAGTGATGGAACTTATACCATTCAAACCCATTCGTCGTTTCTTGCAGAATGAAATGGATAAAGGCAAGGGCGGATTCAAAACCTTGTTGACCCTGGGTTCTGCTCTTTTTAAGTTGGCCATGTTGATTGGCGTGGTGCCCTTTGTCATGTTTATTTTAGCAAAAATAATTAGTTTTGGTGGTATGACGACGGTGAGTTCCGGGATCATGAAGTTTGCTACGTTTATGATCAGTCGCAAAAAGCTGAACCTAGAAAAACTGAATCGCGCTCAAATTCAGTTGATGAATCAGGAAATACAACAATTAAGAGGTAGTCGTTGTTGTTCCAAGACATAATATCTATGGGTTTTGTATAAACCATGCGAAGTATCTTTTATCAATGTGAATACTTGCATAGACAACTTTTTGTGTGTCCTTCAACCAAATCCTGTGAACCAATTGTAGAAAACATGAAATCTATGAAATGCGAAAAGTATGGCTTTTATTGGAAAAGTTTTGATACGTTTCCCATCTTCATTTGGAATGAGTTGCTGTGGTGAAAAAAATTGAAAGTGTGACCAATACATGTCATCGCCATCATATTACCAACTATCTTTAACCTCTTCATGAGCGCACCTATTATGCCGATCCTTACCAACGAATCGTCACAATGGAATTTTACTCGCATGGACAACACCATTGTATTCGTGGACACATTCACAAAACATAGTTGTCGTGTAGACGTGTCTGTCAGGATGACCAAAGACAATTGCTTTGATGTGTCCTATGTGAATACCTATGAATCCCCTGTCCCTACCTACGACATGGAGACAAGCCATCCTCTGTACTATGAAGCAAAAAACCGTCGCGATGAATGTCTGTTTGAAGGGGTCATTGTCAAAGCCAATCCAATCACGTTCCACATGATCAATTGCTTGATGCAAACCGAAAAGGACACCATCTATGACGTCGGGTTGCGACCATACCATGGATACTGTGGGGAAATCATGCGGGCTCTTTGTGAACTAGAAATTTGATTCTGTAAATAAGAAATAAAAAGAATACCTTTGACTTTTTCGAAATAAATGAAGAATATATTTTTTCTTGCTCCCCCCCCCTCACTTCCAAAAAATAGGGCTATTTGGGGTGACTAAAAGTAACAACATGCAGTAAAAGTAACAAATGAAGTAACATGTGTTTTCGCTATTTTAGGCTGTAGTGCTTATACTTTTTTTTGAAATTTGTAGAAAGTAACAAAAAAAGTAACAAAAAGTAACAAAAAAGAACGATAATAGATACCACATGTGTATTCTATCATGATATGCCACGTTGGAATAACAATTTATACATTATGTTTTTTCGCACCATAAAATCAATGAGTCACCCCAAAGTCACCCCAAAGTCACCTTCGAGTCACCCCAAAGTCACCCCAAATCTGCCTTTTTGTAATACATGATATATCTTCCCTATATGGTGTAAAGATGTGTTCTATTCACTATAACTTTGTTACCATTGTTTTTTGTGGAATGTGCATCATGATTTCGTTTCTAGAAAACAAAAAGGAAAAGGAAAACCTTTTGTTTTTCGAAATAAATGAAGAATCTATTTTTTCTTGCTCCCCCCCCCTCACTTCCGAAAAATAGAGCTAAAAAGGTTGACTAAAAGTAACAACATGGTGTAAAAGTAACAAAAAAAGTAACAAGGGCAATGGCTCTTTTAAGGTGTGGTGCTTATACTTTTTTTGTTAAATATGTAAAAAGTAACAAAAAAGTAACAAAAAGTAACAAAAAAAAGGCCTTTTTTCAAACGACCATCATTAATTCACATGAAGTATCGTTTCATATAAGTTGTAACACACTCATGTGTTTTGACACCATAAAATAGACGAGTCAACCGAAAGTCAACCAAAAGTCAACATTTAGTCAACCGAAAGTCAACCTTTTTTACGAAAAATATTCACACCATGACCGTGCCGACCTTTTCGTGATACATTCGTATTTGTTAGCATAAAATAGAAAAGTAACAAAAAAGTAACAAAAAGTAACAGAAAAGTCAATGGTCTATTTTTGGTTCTGAAAATAAAAAGTGGGAAAGAAAAGTTCAAATTCCTTGATTTTTTTTAGAATTTATTTTTGGTTGCTCCCCCCCCCTCACTTCCAAAAAATAGAGCTAAAAAGGTTGACTAAAAGTAACAACATGCAGTAAAAGTAACAAAAAAAGTAACAAGGGTATTGGCTCTTTTAGGCTGTAGCGCTTATACTTTTTTTATAAATTTGTAGAAAGTAACAAAAAAAGTAACAAAAAAGGACTTAAACTTTTTTCTGTTTGTATAGTATTATGTCTAAATATTTCTGCGGATGCTGTAACTATGATGCGAAAGTGAAGGGTAACTATGTCAAACATTTAAAGACAATGAAGCACCACAAAATGTCCCAAAGTCAACCAAAAGTCAACCAAAAGTCAACCTTTAGTCAACCAAAAGTCAACCTTTCTATAGAAAATACCCCCACACCATTTTCGTGTAAGTATTGCGGAAAGTATTTCAAATTCAAACAGTCGATGTATAAGCATATTAAGTACACTTGTAAACAAAATGAGGATGAAGATTTGAAAGAGTTGGCGCGATTACTGAACGAACAACTACGAGAAAAGAACGAACAACTCCGCGAAAAAAACGAGCAAATAGAGAAAATGCAAAGTCGCATGCAAAAGCAAATTGAAAAACTAACCAATAAACTCAAAATACAAAATATCAACAACGGGACGATCAACAACATCAACAACAATACCATCAACATCCAATTGTTGAATCATAAAGACACGGACTACAGCCACCTCACCGACAAGGACTACATGATGTGTATCAAAAACTGCAACCGCTGTGTGAAGACACTCATTGAAAAGGTACACTTTAACAAAGACAAACCGGAAAACATGAATATTTACATCTCTAGCATTAAAGGAAACTATATCATGGTGTATAAAGACAATGAATGGCAAATCGCAAATCGAAAAGAACAATTAGATAATCTTTTTGATTCTAATGAAACGGTCCTGGAAATATGGCACGACGAATACAAGGAAAAGTATCCGCACATTATCAACTCTTTCAAAAAGTATTTGAATAATAAAGAAGGGAATGATTTGATTGATAGAGTCAAACAAGATATATTACTCATGTTGTATAACAAACGCCATATTGTGCAAGAGATAGAAGAATAGAGACATATAAAAATTGAATTTAAAATCAAACATGCTTTCTACATTATAGAAGCAAACAAATCATGATGGAACAATACAGTTACTACCCGGCGCCAGGGCCTGGGGAAGCGTCCTTGGACATATCTAATTATTTGAGGGCAAACTATGGACTGATTCCGGAGTATTCGGAATGTATCAGGAAGGCAAATGACAAAGAGATCACTGATATCGCTTTCAACTATTACTCCCAACACACACCGGAATGGAGCATGGCCGCGTGGTATTCGGGTGGCTTGAAAGAATACGCACAAGCCACAATCATGGCTTTTGTTCGCAAGCAAAATAGTATTCGGAAAATTCGGAGTATTCTAAAGACCTGTGCGTTGATGTATCTATGGTATAAAGACACGATTGAAAGGCGGTATATGCCCGGGGGAGATTTTGAAAAGGAAGCGGCCCTCATATGGAACCCGATTTTGAATCCGAATACACCACCCCCACCGCCACAAGATAG